TGCTTGTGTTATAAGAAAACTAGTGGAGAGGACGTAATTTCGTATGACACGGAAAAGGAACTACTCATGGCATTTACCAAAAAGATAATCGAACTTGACCCGGATGCCATAACTGGTTATAACATATTTGGTTTTGACCTGGATTTCATATGGAATAGGGGTCAGATGTTCTTCGATAATATCGAGCACCCATTCTACTATATGGGTCGCTTGAAAGACCACGAAAGCGTTCAGGTAAAAAAGAAGCTAAGCAGCGGTGCGCTAGGAGACAACGTTTTGAAACTGCTGCCGATGAAGGGTCGTTACATTTTCGATCTGTTTCACGAAATTAAGAGAGAAAAGAAACTCGATTCGTATTCTCTCAATAACGTGAGTAAAACGTTCCTCGGAGACCAGAAGATAGACATGCCTGCCCGCGAGATGTTTAAGAGATTTGTGGAGGGCGACCCAGACAAGCTCGGGGAAGTAGCAGACTATTGTTTGAAGGATACGATGCTACCACACAAACTAATAGACAAGCTCTGCATATTTACAAATCTTGTAGAGATGGCGAAGGCAACGTGGGTTCCTTTGAGTTATCTATCCGAACGCGCCCAGCAGATTAAGGTGTTCAGTCAAATTACGAGGAAAGCACGCGATCTAGGATTTGTCGTTCCGACCATAAAACTCGATAAAAACAAAATTCCGAATGATAAATACGAAGGTGCTACCGTGTTAGAAGCACACAAAGATGCTTACTACACTCCCATCACAGCGCTCGATTTTGCGAGTCTGTACCCGAGCATCATGATGGCACACAACATGTGCTTCTCTACGTTGGTCATACCCGGGAGTAAATTTGATAACCTCGATGGAGTCGAATACGAAGAATTCGAGGCGGGAGGGAACATCTACAAGTTTGCACAAAACGTACCAAGTCTGCTTCCCGTCATTTTGAATGAACTCAAGCAGTTTCGCAAGAAAGCGAAGAAACTGATGGCGCAGACACGTGGCACGCCGATGGAAGAGGTGTATAACGGGCAGCAATTGGCGTACAAGATTTCGATGAATAGCATTTATGGTTTCTGTGGTGCGAGGCTGGGAATGTTGCCGTGTGTTCCGATAGCTGCGTCGGTGACTAGCCAGGGCAGAAAAATGATAAACATGACTAAACAACGCGTAGAAACAAAGTTTCCAGGTGCAATAGTTAGGTACGGTGACACTGATTCCGTGATGGTGGAGTTCCCTTGTCCCGGGATGTCACAAGAAGAAGCCATCAAACACAGTTGGAAACTGGGCGAAGAGGCGGCAGAGCTTTGCAACGAAATGTTTAAGAAACCAAACGACCTCGAGCTCGAAAAGGTGTATTGCCCTTACATTTTGTATTCAAAGAAGCGTTACGCAGCCAAGATGTGGACGCAAGACAAGAATGGCGAAATGGAAATGGAGAAGATCGATGTCAAAGGACTACAGTTGGTTCGCCGCGACAATACGCCATACACGAGAGAGGTTTCGAAGGAAGTGTTAAACAAAATTCTCGAATCGAGCGACCCGGAACCCGCGATAAATCTAGCACTCGAGCGTGCGAAAGAACTTCTCGACGGAAAAGTCGATATGTCGAAACTCATTATGTCAAAATCGCTTTCCGACACGTATAAAACAAAGCTATATTGCAAGGGCTGTGGTGCGATTGAGGGGGAGGTTTGTAAAAAGGGGTGCAAGGTGAAGAAAAGGGAAAAGAGCGACAAATGGAGCTATTCCGCGATGATGAACGAAGAATTCCAAAACCTTCCTGCTCAGCCGCACGTCCACGTAGTACATAAAATGAATATTAGAGAACCAGGCTCTCACCCTCACACCGGAGACAGGGTTCCGTTTGTTCTTGTAGACACGGGAAATCCGGCTGCAAAAATGTTCGAGCGAGCAGAAGACCCTAAATACGTGTCACAACAAGAAGACGTGAAACTGGATTATTTGTATTACTTCACAAATCAATTGAAAAAACCAATAGAAGATTTACTTGACCCTTTGATAAAAGGACGTGACATCTTCCGTGATTTGATTCCGCCTAAGCCACTCAGAGGTAAGAAGGCTGTTCCTAAGTGCAGGCGCATAGACGAAATGTTTAAAGCTTTCCAACAATGATATTACACTATGGTTGATATTAATAAGCTCATTCCTCCCAGAGACGTGCTTTCTAATATGACCCCAAAAGAGATAGGAGACTTGTGTAGTCTTATAAATCATGCTTATTACACTATTGTAATGCAAAACGAAACAACTTTGTACTTAAAATCAATTAAGAGTGTATAACTATATTACTATAATATACCCTCTGTATGGAGGTGAAATGGTACTACTGTGAATATTGTGATCACAAAGCAAAAAGCTCCGGTAATCTCAAAAAACACAAGGCATGTGTTCACAACATCGATGTAGTATGGCACAATTGTGAACATTGTAATGCAAGATTCAAAAGCGCAAGTAAACTCAAAGAGCACAGGGCAGGTGTTCACAATATAGGTGTAGTATGGCACCATTGTGAACTTTGTAATGAAAGATTCAAATTACCCGGGGGTCTCAGAGATCACAAGGCACGCGTCCATGATATCAATATAGTATGGCACCATTGTAAACATTGCGATAAAAGATTCAAAAGCGCCGGGGAACTCAAAACCCATATGAAATTTAAACACGATATAGGCGTGAAATGGTATAACTGTGAGCATTGTAATCAAAGATTCAAAAGCGACGGTAATCTCAAAAAACACAAGGCAATGATTCACGACATCGGTGTAGTGTGGCACAAATGTGAACTCTGTGACAAAGAATTCAAGACAAAAGGAAGTCTCAAAACACACAAGGCAGGTGTACATGACATCGATGTAGTGTGGCACCATTGTGAACTTTGTAATGAAAGATTCAAAAGCGCCAGTAAACTCAAACGGCACAAGGCAAGTGTTCACAACATCGATGTAGTATGGCACAATTGTGAACATTGTAATGCAAAATTCAAAGACGCCAGTAAACTCAGAGATCACAAGGCACGTGTCCATGATATCAATATAGTATGGCACGATTGTGAACATTGTGATAAAAGATTCAAAACCGCCGGGGATCTCAAAGAACACAAGGCAAATGTACATGACATAGATGTAGTATGGCACCAGTGTGAACAGTGTGATAGAAAATTCAAAAAAGCCGGGACTCTCAAACGGCACATGGCAGCAGTTCATGACATTGGTCCTTATACATGTGATATATGCATGGGGGCATGTGGTTCCGTCAGTGAATTTGATAGTCCACACGGTTCATTTTATGCTTGTAGAACGTGTTACAAAAAACAAACCGGTTGTCGTACTCGCAAAGAATTAAGAATGCGGAATTATCTCCTTGAAAATGAAGATCTCAAACATCTTCTGCCTTGGCTGCAGCGATTGGATTCTGTGATTGGTGGTAACGCCTGCACGAGATATCGCCCGGACGCACTATATGTTGGAACTGATTTGTGGATTCAGGTTGAATGTGATGAACATCAACACAACGGACACAATTACAGTTGCGAACAGCGCCGTATAAGTGAGATATTTGAAGAGACCGATGGCAAGCCGTTGATTGTAATACGGTGGAACCCGGACAACACTAAGACGCATAAGACTTCATTTAACAAGAGATTGGAATCTTTGCGAGATACAATATTGGAAGTAAGTAAGGCAAAACCGAAACATCCCATTGAGGTTTTATATATGTTTTATGAACGTGACAATGATAATATATGTAAAGATATCCCAATAAGACATCTTTGTTAGATTTAGTTAAAGTTATGCAGCTACTGTATAGTACGGTATACTCCCGCTATCACAATGGACGCAATTACAAACAAAGACACCCGCACTTTCCCAATGGACCCAATACCCCCTATAAAGATAGAACACAATTGCCCAATCGACTTTGACGTTTTCGACAGCGTCCTTCTTACAGACAGATACTTAAGCAAGCTTACTGAAGATGAACTTGATGCGTTCCTGGATTCATACCAACAATTTCATTATAGTAGGCATTGTGTTCTTAAAAGGCGAGAAGAGGTAATGAGAGAATCCTTAGAAAAGGCGAGAAGACGTAATAAGAGAACTATCACAATGGACGCAATTACAAACAAAGACACACCCCCCACTATCACAATGGACCCAATACCCCCTGTAAAGATAGAACCCAATTGCCCAATCGACTTTGACGTTTTCGACAGCGTCCTTCTTACAGACAGATACTTAAGCAAGCTTACTAAAGATGAACTTGATGCGTTCCTGGTTTCATACCAACAATTACATTATAGTAGGCATTGTGTTCTTAAATGGCGAGAAGAGGCAATGAGAGAATCCTTAGAAAAGGCGAGAAGACGTAATAAGAGAACTCTTAAAAAAGGCGAGAAGAAGTAATGAGAGAACTCTTAACCAAGTAAATAAATAGTAAAATATGCATTGTTGATGAAAACCTGGATGTGGTTGCAGTTATTTCTTTAATATATGTAAAGATATCCCAATAAGACATCTTTGTTAGATTTAGTTAAAGTTATGCAGCTACTGTATAGTACGGTATACTCCCGCTATCACAATGGACGCAATTACAAACAAAGACACACCCCACACTTTCCCACTCGACGATGCAACTTTCAACAGAACCCTTCTTCCGGACAGACACTTAAGCAAGCTTACTAAACATGAATTTTATGCGTACACGAGTAAACAACAAAGTGTTCAATTTGAAAGGTTTACTAAACTTAAAATGCGAGAAAATATAAATGAGATCTGTATGGATGTAGGTGATAAAATTACTCCTGGAGATATGGAGCGTCGCCTGTTTGGTGAACACTCACCAACTACTCCCGAAAAGTGTAAAGCCATGTCAATAAACGGTAAAAGATGTACCCACAACGCCAAGCCTGGCTGTGAAGGTTACTGTCTTAAGCATTATAAAGTACATGTAGCTTCAAAATATGTAAAAATAAACTAATAAGACATCTTTGTTAGATTTAGTTAAAGTTGTGCAGCTACTAGATAAGTAAGTACATACCCACTATCACAATGGACGCAATTACAAACAAAGACACACCCACTTTTCCGATGGACGACGTAGTTTTCAATAGACTCCTTCTTCCAGACAAGTATATCAACAGTTTTTCGGAAGATGAATTTTATGCGTTCAAGATTAAACAAGACCGTGTTAATACTAAAAGGTTTCATGACCATCAAACCTTGAAAAGGGTAGAGAAGAATTGCAGGAATGTTGGTAGAACGCCTAGAGAAACGGAATCTATATGGCGTTATTTTTCAAATGATATGGAGCAATCTGTGTCTGGAACGTGTATACATTTATTGAAAGGCGGTAAATATTGTAGCCACAAAGCCGCTCCTGGCTGCGAAGGTTATTGCAGGAAACATTATCCAATGCATAATAAAAATCCTACTCTTAGTTCTTCCGAATCGGTGGTGAAAACTAAGCACCAACAAGATTTGGCAGATTTCGTTACGGCGGGCGAACTGTGGTGGAAGGATACTACTACCGGTGAGGAGGACTACTCTTTTGATAAATTCAGATCATTTGTCTACACACCCGAAGGCAAAAAGGTGTTGAAGGAGCATGTTATATTCAGTTGGCTTGCAGTCAAAGGCAATAATGTGTATAAAATGGCGATAAAAGATTGAAGTTAAAGTTTACGTTATATTTTTGTGTAAGCTTGGATATGAGCAAGGCAAAGTTGCTTCTCACAAAACTCGATAAATTTTACTCGGAACCGCAAAACAATGAAATACTGAAGGAGGTTGTGACGCGAAGCAACGACATTTCGCTTCGAAACATAGAATGGTTCGTCACAAATCACAGTAAGAAAAAGAAAACCCGTTACAAGACTAAAGACGGGAAGGAGTTCACGGTACACATGGCTTACAAAAGCAGCCTCGACGGATACTCCAAGAAACTATTTGATCCGTTTTGTAGAACGGAACGAATAGAGTTTAACAATCTACTGACGACCGTTGCTCAATTAAACTTTATTAAGTGGTGCATTGAGAACGAGGTGATAGATTATATTAAAACCCATAAGAATGAAATTTTTACGAAAACAGTTTAGAAATATTGTTGTTTTCTATCTTCAATACATTGTACCCATAGACGTATGCGTGTATTGTTGCGCCCAAATTTACATCCACTCTTTCGATGGCGGAACTTTGGTCTTTAGCTTCCAAATTGAATGATATGAACGTTTTATTGGAGGTGGTTTCGGACAAGTTCAGACTTCCACTCGGAACTGTCTTGGTGGGACTAAGTGCAAAACTATAGGAATAGATGTTTTTGTTAGTAGAAGCAGAAATACTGCTTTGCAGAGCCTGTAAAAATCTGTAAAAGTCGGTAGAGCCTATCTTTTCTACTAATGACACGCCCTCGTAATAAATTTTGGCGTCCTTCATTATCTCAAAAAACAACTTATATCTGTCGTTATCTGATACGACTGTACTAAAATTATATCTATGCAGAAAATATTTGCTATCGTTTATATTTTCGAATTGAACTGACCTGAAAAACCAGTTTATCATCTTCACCGGGTAATCAGCCACGAGACCTTCGAATCTCTGTTGAATGTTGGGACGCGTCAGATCCATTACCTGCTGGGGAAGTTTGGTGACAGTCTCTATCTGAAACTCTAAGGGCGTGTTCTTCATATACATTTTCTCCTCTGGCGATATTAATGCCTCCTCGGTTACGAGGAAGGTATTTTTGTATGAAAGGTCTATGTCAAGAGTAGAATTTGTAAAATACGATTTAGGGTAGAACTCTATATCGACGTCTATCTCTTGATCAGTGAGAGCACACAATGGGAAAAAGGGTTTGTATGACCTGTAATCGTCGTATACTCTCCTTGAGACGATATCGGTTGATGATGTTTTCCTTGTCCTGCAAAAGAAAAAGTCCAAGGGTATGTATAAATCAGAGGCGGCAGAAGCTTTAATTGATGTGGGAAGATAATCCTCACCGCAGTTAAGCATAAACTTCTGAGCCTTCTTTTCGTCGTCGGTTTTGTTCAATTCATCGTTCGTGGTATACCACAGGTCGTCAAGAGTTTCGATCTCTTGTCCTTGGACGCTAAATTTCACAGATTTGATTATGGCTCTGCCTATGCGATCTGTGTATACGCCGTTATTCACGACTTTTCTAATTTTCATTGACATTGGAAATACTGACTGCATCACATTTTGTTGTCTCGATGCGTCAAAGCCAATACCCAAATCAGCATTCTTAAAAGAAGTCAGACACGTTGACAATAAATTTGTGGAGAACTCAGCTTTAGCTTCATCCGAATTCGAAATGAGAATGGGGCGACTGCCGCCATCGATATTAGAAGAAACGATTCCTGCGTTGTGAATAGAAGTTATGAACATTGGACCACTCGTCCCGTTTATGTCAGATATTTTATTGAAAATATCGGGTTTTAAACTTATAGTTGCACTTTTTGTTATTACGCCAGATTCAGAAACGAGGGGCGTGTAAGTTATGGTCGTATCAACTGTAACCAGATTTACGTCATAATTTGTAAAGGTGACTTTCACGTCGTCATCGGGAAGAGTGTAATCTATATCAGATGCAAAGCTCGAAGTTGCTCTCCCGTTTCCTGGTTTGATCGATATATATTCTTTAACTCCACTAGCAGTCGTAGATGCTCCGAATGACACTATTATTTCATCGTGTCCTCCTTGTTCCGCTACGAAGACATTACTACCATATTCACTAAACACCTCGGCAACGGATGGGAAATACTTATAAATCTCGATCTTAGAAGCCTCATTTTCAATATTACCATCTACTGATATAGAAGCCAGCACCAGCTTCCTGCTTGACATTGGCAGCGATCCTCTAATATCGCGGCGCAAGATACCCGGAGTAAGCGATGAAATAGTCGAAAACGTATTTCTCGAAATACCGTACTTAAAATCAAGCTGTTCGAGTCTTCCTTCTTTCTTAAAAATAGTGGGATTGTACTGCCTATAAACCTCTGCACCCACTACATTACTAAGTTGTATGTTATTACTGGTATCAAATGGCGGGGTCACTATTGAATTTAAGGTGTTATAAGAAAAGCTCCATTCCCCTTTATAAATGTTGTCAGTGTCACAATGCACCTCAATCGAAGGATAATTATCGAAATTTTCCTTAACAAAAGGATTAAATCTGTTCTTTACAATTACCTTTGAACTTTTAGAAGAATTCATTGGAACTGAACCATTCAAACTGAAATTGAAAAAGTTATTCGAAAACGTTTCACCCGTATTAAAAGACGGGAAGTCCGAATAATTTATGTTTGAACTCTTTACAAAATTAGGAACAAGACCTGATCGGGGATTTGTGTGTGTCAAAGAATTGGAAGTTTGAAATGTAATAGTTTTCGCCGTCAAGTCAGAAATTGTAGAGTCGAAAATTATGTTAGACGAATAAAAATTAGCCACCAGTGTAGTGGAATTGAGAGCATCGGCGGGCCACACGGGACCACCGGGAGTGCTGGTTTGAGACCAGTTACCGTTAGCGTCTCTTCCATCCCACGCGACTGGGGTAATTGGTATATTGTTAGAAGTCTGTAACTCGACCTGCCACGAATTGAAGAACCCCTTGTTTTCTCTTGAAGAATTATTAAATGCTGTATTCACATAGTGCCTATTAAGATTAAACACCAATCGATCGGTGGTGGGTCCATTATTGTCTTCAATCTCTATCAAAGGTATGACCTTATTATTGTAATTTAAACCAACTTGAACCTCTGGAATAGAACCAGGTGTGGAAGATCCCACAAACGAAGCGTCTCTGAAAATTAAATCGGACTTTTTGTAAAATATGTTATATTGTGTGTAATCGTCGCTATTTATGACATAAAGCCTATCGTTAACTATAGAACCGTTTCCATCGATTCCTCCAATCACAAGTATGCCGTTATTGCTTTCGAGTTGAACCATGGTGGGTGCAGTGACGGGAACGAGATTAGACTTTCTCTCGGCTTCATCGGGAACTATGGTTATTGCTTGTAAATCCGGAACCACATTCTGGAAATTTAATAAACGATATATGTTATTAGTATTACTGGCATCTGGAACCGGGTTAGATTGTATGTAAATTCTCTGATTACTCGTTGAAGTCCCATATTTACCGAATGTCGCGGTGCTAAACTTCTGTGCGGGTGGAAGCTGCCGTGCCATAACCGGGGCGGTTGCCGGTGTAGAAGGATTCCATTGCCAAATTTGGTCACTTTCAAAAGAGTTTAGAGACGGAGAAGATCTGGCAGCAAAGTACAACTTGTTATCTGCGCCCATAATTGAATCGCCTCTTGCAAAATACCATCCATCACTCGATGAATATAAATAATTTGCCCATTGGGAACGACTTATATCAAAATAATCTATCCGCTTATATTTTTGAGTGCTTTCAAAGAAGAAACCCGAAACTGCATATATTTTACCATCGTGATAAGTGAGCTTAACACTTCCGGGATTTTTGTAAAAGTATGCATCACTCACCAATTCGGGCTCCCCCGTGAGAGCATGTGTAGTTTCATTGAAATTTATTCTATACAACGAAGAATCATTAAGCACATACGCATTAAAATTATCGGTATCGAGCGCCGCGGTCGCATCCTTTGATAATTTGAATCCAAAATCTATCTGGAAAACAGACAAACCGTTTGAAAACTGTTCGCCGTCCGAAAGTAAATCTGGATCAGAAGACACCTTAAAACACGAAGACCTCGTCTCCACAGTTGAGCCACCTATGATGTAAACGTTAGACTTGTACGAGAAAGCTGCAGAATCCGAAAACGTGAGTGAAGATTCCAAATTACTCGCCGTAGAATCTCCCAAATTTAAATTTATGTTATACGAAGACGTATTTGATAAAAGAAAGTTCTTATAATTGTCACCGGTAAAAGTATCAGCCAGAGACTGTGTGTTTGAGCCCACGGTCAATGTATTTGAGTAAGTACCAAAACTTATTTCGGTGTCGGTGGAATATGTCTTAACGGTCGTGCTTACGTTTTCAACGCCATTAATAAAAGCGGTGATCTTGCCCGTGGTGTAAGACAAGTTTGATGAAAATTTAGAACTTCCAAAAAGATTTCCAACGTTTGTTTCATTCACTTCCAAAAAAGTGGGACCGCTGTAAATCTTAGTATTGGTGGGCACAAACACGTTGTTAGTTCCGGGCGAAAAAGTCAAATCGCTGGGAGGTAGTATACTCAGACGATTATATGTCGCATCCGTGGTTTCGTACGTGATGTTTTCCCTATTTCCAGTTGATAATGTGGTGCCCAATAAACTGAATGGAGCCGAAGCACCAGACGCACTCGTGCTTATGCTGGTCCAAGAAGACTCGGAGGAAGCATTAGACATATACGCTTCAACTTGAGAATTTGAATCAGTAACAGTTATGGTAGTCGTTCCGGGATTTGCAAACCAAGGACTTGTAGCAGGTAAATACTGATCGTGCCTATATCCCACCTGCCTACTAGAAAACGAACCAAGAGAAGTCTGAGTTGACTGAACGTTACCGAGTGCATCCCATCCCACCGTGTAATAAATATCATACCCTGGCTCGGTGAACTCCATTGTGTTCACCGGAACGACGTTAGAACCATCCTTCTTAATCTCCACGAAATTGTTAGCAAGGTAGGTGACAACATTGCTTCCACCCACGCCGCTGTTCACCTGCATCGTTGCATCAACTATCGAATTTATCGCACTTTGCTTAAGATTTGACTGCGGGATGGTAACATTCGAAAATCCAACATAAATCACATTGCTGTAACTGGCGGTGTTGCCCGGGTAAAAATTCAGTTCCAATGTATCGTCTGGCAAACATCTAAAAGGTCCATCCTCAAAAGCTTGACCACTCGTCACAATGTTAGCGTAACCGTTGTTAGATATAGTAATAGAAGAAGTAAGCTCAACCGGTTCCAAATGAATATTTGAACCCTTGCCGTCTGTATCACCGGTAAGATATGATGAACCAGCGATTCTAAGTTGCACATTACTACTTCCACCCGGATTGATGGAAGTGAAGTTAGATTGTTGGAAAGTTTTGTGATAAGTATCGACATTGCTTACAATGTTGTGATACTCACCCGAATCAAAATTGGTTATAGTAACTGAATTACCAGCATTCGTAACGGTTACGAGGTTTGAATCCAAAGAATAATCGATAGTAGTCACATTAGAATATACATTCAACCTCTCTCCCCCGAGAAGAGTCGTACCCGAATCCGTATAAAAATCCAGCGTTGTGAAAGAATGAAACACATTACTTTCAGAATTGTTAAGGTTTCCTAAAGTATCTATTTTCAAACCTCCAAATTGAAGCGCACGAGCAAAGTTCGCGTCGAAATCAATCGCGGGCGTGCTACCTGAACCACTGGATGTTCCGTGTAAATTCGAAAGAACGTGCATATTCACGTTACTAGCATCTTGACTAACAGGGTTAGTCGTCAAATATATACATCCAACACTCCTTGTATTAGAATACAAATTATCGACATTTGGTCCATATTTACCACAAGGTAAATAAATTGTGGTCACTCTTTGAGTGGCGTTGTTGGCACTATCGTAAGTTATCAAGTCTCCATCTCCACCGAAATCTTCGTATATGTTGTTCTCGGTATCTATAATTTTACCTCTAAATTTAACAGAAAAACTACTGTTACCAATATCCTCGTAAGTTCCACCAACTATTATTTGAATGGGAGAGTTAGGAGCACTAAACTTTAAGAAAGGATTTAAAGAACCGTCTAATCTCAAGTCAGATCTACTTTCTACCAACTGAAGCTGAACACACTGAAATCTCGCACCGGGTGGGGTGGTCACACTTTCACCAGGTGAAGAACCAATTGGCGAGCTAATCTGATTGTCAACCGACGCATTCGATATTGCAACTATGCTCTTTGGTCCACCGCGTGCGTTCCATATCTGTTTTCCGCTTGTTCCAGACACGTTGTAAGAAAAAAACTGAGTATCGGTTATTTTTGTAGGCGCACCGGCATCGTTGTAATTGGCGTTGTAAACCATACTAAGACCATGGAAAGTTCCGCCGTTACCAGATAAACCGGGTGTGTTCTGATCAGCAGTGGTTCTGAAGTAACAGTAATCGGGGCTGTGATGTAAATTGACCCGGGTAACACTTCCTTGAATCAAATCGTTATTCAACAAACTGCGTCCTCCTATATCGTGTACAAACGAACCGCTCTTTCTCCATTTTAAACTCACTTCGTCGCCGAAGTCAACTAAAGACGCCCCCGTCTCAACGCTCTGCAAGTCACTCCCTGCAAAACTTATGTAAGCAAGCGTATCGTGATAACCGATGGAAGACGTTGACTTGTTAAGTGTGCCGGGGTTGTAGGTGAAAGTGCTAGATCTCTTATTTGTATCAAAAAACGACTGTGCGAAAACACCAGCAGCCCCGTGAGAGAACGTGTCAAAACTCAAACTCTCGAAGGTAAAAGTGAAATTGGTAGAATCAACTTTTGTAACCCTGAGAGTCGTTTCGCGATCCTCGGTCGAGCCACTCTTGAGAAAACACAAATCGCCGAGCGCGAGTGTGGTAGAACCCGCGGAAGTGAGAACAACGGTGTTATCACATGCAACGTTTGTGGAGTGACTGTAACTGCCACCAGACCCACCAAAACTGTGGCTGACGTTTAAACCAGGAACTCTGAACTTTTTAGTATTCTTCGGTACGACTGTTAACACACACGGTTTGATGTTTGAAGACACATTCGAATAACTGCCGGTGTGTAAATTAGAATAAGTGCCATCCGTCCAGTTTATGTTGAAATCTATGTCATTGTATTTAAACAAATTTACATCAGAGAAACTGAATGTATTTCCGGTATATCTACCCTCGAAAAACCTCTCTTTGCTATCCCTGTTAGTCTGAAAAAAATTCAGATTTTTTAAACCACCGTCAACGCTTAAACCATTAATCACAGTGGTATTCTGGGTAGAAACGTTCACAGATAACTCGAAATTAACGGGGTCGGAGGGATCAACGGTCTTGAAAATTTCTTGGTCGATTATCTTCGTACCCAAAGTCATAGACGAAATCTTATACACACCTTGGGCATTCGTGTCTGATTGCTGATTAATATTCCTCTTAATTGTGCCGTTCTTCAAAAATCCACCCAAGTTGTTATAAACTTCCAAATTAGAGGAATTTATGTTTATATTTTTTATCTCGGCGTTTTCGACCGAAAAACTCTCGCCAGCTGATATGGTGTTAGAGAACTTAAATGGAAAGTTGATTGTTTCGATTGTTCCGTCTACATTCTCACTTAAAGCCGGTAGCTTCGTTTTGAGATACATGTTTGAGAGGACATCACCCATCTCCTTCGTTCGGAGAGTCTTACGAACACTTGAACCAAAATAAGTGGTCGTGGGCTCTCCGAACTGTGTCTGGCGCTGATATATGGCATTTCCGGGCGCGCGCGTAAAAGTAGGAACGAAATTAGAATTCTGGTTATTTACACAGTATTTGTCCTGAGGACCTATTGCGTCTAATGTTAGAACACTTCCTTGAAAGGCTTTACCCCTAACGTCTGGGGGCGGACAGCATTTCTTTTTGTCCATTCTACTATTTACTAAATCTTATAATTTTAAGTCATTTTCCCACAATGTAATCACACTCGTATCGGATAACTCGCTATACAGCCTCTCCTTGGCAGACTTTTCATTGAGAAGGCTCTCAATCTTTTCGCTCGTGTATTGATCAGTCTTGATGTTCATGAGGTAATCGTAAGAACCGCTAACCTTCTTGAGACCGTGATCCACCAGATCAACCTCGATGTCCACGCGCTTGCGCCTAAACACCCTGATAACTCCATCAACCACCTTCTGGACGAAATGCGCCTTGTTGGAAACGACTTCAGAGTCAAACTTGTACTCCTTCAAAAGACGTGCCTTGCGCTTCTTGTAGTAGCCCAGACGAACGGCGAAGAAATCTACCAAAATCTCCTCTGGACTCGAGTACTTCTTGAGTCCGTTAGGAGTCCTGAGCCACATGTTGGTCGTGTGCACTCTCTTCGACAACCCGAGATCCTTCACCGCGTTCTTGCCCATGTAGCCGATGATCTTGAAGCAAGGGTGTTCTTCTGTGCTGTGATTAGAGTACGAGTGAATCTTACCCTTGTCAACCAGACCATCGAGGAATTCCTTGTAGTCCTGGGTCCACTTACCGGGAGGAAGCTCGAAAATCTCCAAATTCGTCAAACTGAGCTTCTTGTAACAACCAGTCAGAATCCAAGTCCCATCACCGCCATCCTCGACCGTGCCCTTGAAACCGCGATACCAAGGCTTCATCGCAACAGGAGCCTCTCCCTTCATGCATCGCATCAAGTTTGCCTTGATGTCTTCGGGGTTGTAGCAGGGAATCGTGGTGCTGTATCCCGTGCCGATGCCCTCTGCGCCGTTTACCAACACCATGGGAATCACCGGAACGTAAAACTCGGGCTCGACGGGCTTTCCATCGTCGTCCATGTACGTCAACACGTTGTTGTCACGGGAGTCAAATATCTTCGTCGCATCCTTGGTAAGACGGGTAAAAATATACCTCGAACTCGCAGCGTCCTTTCCTCCCATCAGTCGGGTGCCGAACTGACCGCACGGCTCGAGCAAATTGATGTTGTTCGAACCCATGTAGTTGTGCGCCATGCCGATGATAGCACCCTGCAGACTCGCCTCGCCGTGGTGGTACGCGGAAACCTCGGAAATGTACCCGGAGAGCTGCGCGACCTTAATCTCGCTCGTCAGCTTGCGCTTCAAACAACCGAACATCACCTTGCGCTGCGAAGGCTTCAAACCGTCTACCATGTGGGGAATGGAACGAGTCACGTCCGCCATGCTGAAGTTCACCAAGTCGCGGTGTATGAAATCGTAAATGCTGATGTCAGAGACATCGCCGTATTCCACGGGCTCGCGCGGGTGCTCCAAATGGTTCTCGAGCCACTGCTTGCGAGCGTGGGAACGAGACTTATCGAAAGCCAGAACGACCGCACCACCGGTATCGCTATCGTCAGTGAAACCAACGGTCAACTTGGAAATCTTCTTGAAGTACTCCTTCGCCTCGGTGCTCGTACTCGTACCCAAACCCTTGTAATACTTAACCTTCGCACCGCGGGGAAGCTGACCCCCATTTGAATCCAGCCACGCACGGTACGACTGATCCGTGAAAAACTGCCTCGAACCCACCTTGATGATGGGGGTGACCATGCTCACGACAAAGTTAAGTTTCAAAAGCGAAGGCCAGAAGCAGTGAATCATGTTCAACACAAGACCCTTGATGTGACTTCCATCCAAATCGGCGTCGGTCATAATCATTATGCGACCGTAACGAAGCTCGCTCAGCGAAGTGTAGACCTTCTCCTGTTGAAGACCCAAAATCTGCTTAAGATCCGAAAACTCCTGGTTGTTCATGAGCTGCTTCACGCTCGAATCACGAACGTTCTTGGGCTTCCCACGCAACGGAAACACGCCCCACTTGTCTCGACCGATGACACTCAGACCACTGATTGCGAGAGCCTTCGCCGAATCTCCCTCGGTTACGATCAGAGTGCATTGAGCAGACTTGGCGGTGCCAGCCCAATTGGCATCGTCCAGCTTAGGAATGCCCTTGATCTTGTTCTTCTTAGAACCATCGGACTTTTTGAGATCCTTCTGCTCCTTGAAACGAGCCACGGACTCGAGCTCGTCCTTGATTCCGGTCGTATCGAGAATAGACTTCAAAAACTTAGGAGGGTAGGAAAACGAACTTCCAAAGTCACTCGCCTTCGTAGTGCACTCCGCCTTAATCTGACTGCTGAAAGAAGGATTCACGATCGTGCTACGAACGAACAAAAACATACTAGACTTCACGTTCATCGGCTTCAACTTCGACGCACCGTCCACCTTCTTCTTCACGAGTTCGGCGATGATGTCCTTAGAAATCATCGAAGCGACGCTGTCCACGTGGGTGCCACCAACCGTCGTACAAATTCCATTCACGAAAGACACGTGTCTGAAACCAGAATGGTTGCTGCTGCCAACTACCACGTCCCACCGAGGGCACGAGTGGGCGACCACGTCATCAATGCCATCGTGCAACAACGCGTACTCCTTCAAAGACTTCACGGGAACGCGAGTGCCGTTGAAAGTCACCTTCAAACTGCCGCTCTGACAGATTGCGGTGTCCCACACGCGCTTCTCGAAGAGGCGAATGATATCGTCAGTCAAACCGCTCATACCGAACCGCTTCCAGTCAGGAATGAAAGTGATAGTGACCTCGCCCTCCTTGCCCTTGTAGGAAGTCGGGTTCTTGGAAACCGAAGGCTTCATGTTGTCACACCAAGACCAAGTGCATTGCTTTTGGTTTATAGGATCCTTGACCAATACCTCAAAATGCTTTGAATATATGTTGGTCAATTTAGAACCGTAACCGTTACGACCTCCAGTGGTGCGTGCCTCACTATCGTCGTAGTTAGAAGAAGTCAAGAGAGTGCCGAAAATGAGTTCAGGAATGTAAACGTTCTCGGTATCGTGCTTCACAACGGGGATGCCATTGCCGTTGTTGGAAACTCGGATGGCACCCGAATCGGCGTCGATGCTCACATTAATTTTGTTAACATCACCGGGATGTAGAGCGTGCTGGTCGAGAGCGTTCACCAAAATCTCATCGAAAATCTTCAAAAGAGCCGGAGCGTAAACGATGTTCTTGCGAACGAACCTCGAATTAGAATCAACAACCCACGAAGTCTCCACATCGGGCTTCACGGAACCGACGTAACTATCTGGACGTTTTAAAACGTGCTCCAAATGGGAAAGCTTTTCCCACCTAACCATAGTGTGTAGCAAGGTAGGTACCTGTGTTTACCTTGGTGCACATCTTTAATACTTTCTCTCGCAAGTGTATAAATCAGTTATTTCTGGGTAGTTACCATATTGTGTTAAACCAATTGTTTTAAAGCAGTTATCCCAAATTTCCAGCTCTTCCAGAGTGAATAAAGGGGCGCCGTTTAAACTCTTCAAAAATGTGTGAATATTTCTGTCGCTTTTAATCACCACTTCGTTATTTTTTTCCCACTCGTCGAAACTAACATCGTCCCACCGATCCAATTTATCATTTAATCCAAAGCTAACCGCCTTCACTCGCCCCTTAGCATCGTCTGAAAAGCTATATTCTATACCCCCCGTGCTATCGGGAACAGGCTTAAACGAAACTTTACCGCGGTAGTTTGCATGGACTCCCAGCTGCTTACACGCGTAGTAAATATCACCCCTGGTTATATCATTAACAGCCTTGAATGATAAACCACGAGAGTAAGTGTAAAACATTTGATGTATGATGATTTTTTTATATTTAGAATTACACGCAAAATTGACTCGCAAAAGGGAATCCCGGGGTGGTGAACCAAGCACCGGGCTCGCCGCAACTCAAAACCCAGCAAATGAAAACGATGTTTTTATCAATGTGACTTGAACCAATGTGGTACATCTGATGACTGACACTCCCACCCACGATGTTGGCGCGCCGCCAAGAAGATATCTTGTTAGACATGAGTTCGAGGGACTCAATGAACTTCAATCCATCAAACACATTCTCCCTGCGCATCGGGTATACCAAACACATGAAGTTCTCCAACTTTGAAGCAAACTCCCTCCACAAAGAATTCAAACCGTGGGTGTATTCATACTCACCGTTCCAAATGTTCTCCGAGTATTTTTCATTATATTCCTCGATGCGACCGAACTCACTAGTCACACCCGACCACAGGTGATCAAAAACAACGTTCATTGCTTCAATGTAAGTCATTATATTACTTAACATATTAACACCCCAAATCTTAAATTAATATTCTGGAGTAAGGAATATTTATAAAATTTCGCCCAGTTCCCCTCCTCGTCGTCTCTAAAAAAAACATGCCATAAGTTGGCTGCTCGGTCACAGCCTTTAAACCATTTTTTTCCAACCTGTACAAAACGGTAGTGCCCTTGGGCGCATCGTAAGGTTTGAAAGTAATCATGTTTTTGTCGTTTCCCTTCCTTGCGCGCAATATTCCGCCAAAACCTTTCATGGCGACCCGCATTGTTGCAGCACCGCTTTTACAGGAAGTGTTTCGGCATTTGGATATCAACTGTTTTATCTTATCCCTCACAAGTTCGGTCTGAGAATTACCAGTTTTTTCCTCCATTATAATATAGAAATATTTAATAATATGGTACCCCCAACGAAGACTATTACTTCAAAGAACGTTCTCATACGAGCAGCGTATGTGCCAACATTAGGAAATACGAGCCCGCGATATTTCCTTCCCGTCAATGCAAGAACAATGAACGGAAATAAGAAAATATCAAATAACAACGCCTACCAAGCAGCATACTCATACATAAAAGGCTGGAAAGAACAGAATAAAAATAGAGATATTTTCCACTACAGCGTCAAGGAAAATGAAGAAATCAAACTTCTTAACATCAGCAATTTATCGAACTCATTACATTTAATAAATGAACTCAAAGAAGGTAATGACCACAACAAATTTATTAACTTTTACAACTCATACATATACGACGTTAACCACAAACTCATTGGAAGAAATTCGTACAGAGCGAATGATATAAAGGTTGCAAGATCATTAAGCAACATTCTTAAAAAATATGGTTACGATGGCATATACGCACCCAAAATATTAAACTCAATGAATAAACTCGAGTTCCACCCAGAAATTGTAATATTCAACAATTCTCTTAAAAAACTTAAATATAATTTCAAACATAGTAGACGTAACGTAAAAGAATCATTCAGCCCACTTAAAAAACCCAGAAAAAAAACGTAAACCGGTTAAATCTCAAGCATTTTTACGAGGTAATTTTATTTCGGGTGCTATTAAAGGCTCAAAAATACACTGTTTCTTCTTATTGCACTTTATTTGAACTACTATGCACCCACGCGGACGTAACACGTGCGTCTGGGGAGGAAGACGTTGAGCCTGACACAACAGGTATACCATTGTAATCTATTCACATTTTTATGTGCCGTTCGTACCACCCGAGCTCGGTTCCCACCTCGTCCAATTTCTGGGCGGTGATCCAACCCAACACAAAGAATGCATTGTCACCGACTATATTTAAAGCACTGTCGGGCTTGTCCTTGCCCCCGGGCCACCCGAAAGAACCGCTGCGCACAAAGAATCTATTTATGAATCTCATACCCAGTGGAGTGTTTTCAACTATTTCAAATATGAAATGTAAAATGAAAGCATCGCGTAACGACAATTGCCAATAATACGCCACTGCACCCACACAAAAATGCAAAAAACTATATTGATCTGCAAACTTGTTTCCCATACTTACTATACTACACCAAATAAATTCGACGAGTGGGGAGTCCACCTCGTCCAATTTACATGCATTTTGATATAGATACATTCATTTTGATATAAGCACCCCTCATTTGAAACAGTGTTTTCAGAATTTATTTTTTTTTTCAATGACTTTTCACAACTATTAATAGTTGTGACAAGTCATGCCCTTTTTCAGAAAAAAAATTCCGAGTGCATTTATGACCCTCCCGTGCACACAATGTATGCATTTTGATATAGTCGTATGCATTTTGATATAACTTGTCAGACCTATTAATAGTTGTGACAAGTGTGGCACTCCACCGGGTGGAATTTCTGAGCACGGGTGGTACCGTTTGTATGCATTTTGATATAATAACATGCGTTTTGATATAGTTACATTCATTTTGATATAAGCACCCCTCATTTGAAACAGTGTTTTCAGAATTTATTTTTTTTTTCAATGACTTTTCACAACTATTAATAGTTGTGACAAGTCATGCCTTTTTTCAGAAAAAAAAATTTCGTGCATTTCTGCCCCTCCCGTGCACACAATGCATGCATTTTGATATAAGTACATTCATTTTGATATAGATTTACACGTGGTGAGTAATACATCTTTGATGCGTTTTTCTATATTTGTTAAGAATTGTATTTGAAATTGGTGGAAGTTGTGACTGATTATCAGGAACGACGAGTCGCTTTTCATGTTCAATGCAAATAAAATAAAAATCGAAATATATTATAATGGTCAACTACATTCCAAACGAGAACCACAACTTAAAGAGAAATTCCAAGCTTTACAGGGGTGCGACGCGTCCGATACTTCCCACTGATAAGTTTTCATATTTCATAGCTGGTTCGGATAAACTTCCTAGTAGTTATTTTAAAAAAAAAGTCAACAGTGGATACACCAGATCGCAAAATTCTAGAATTTTTAGGTATACTTTGGATATGATAAATCGCCCTCAATTGTTGAGATTGAATTCTGCTTCCTCTGTGAAATATCTTATGAATAAGGTTGATATAAAAAGTATGACCGAAACCGAGAAGAATGCTATAAGGAAAGCTATAGCCGGTTCTTTCATAATCAGAAACATAAATAATAGAAATATAGTTTTTAGAAACTCTAATCGGATTCGGGATGCGAAAGTTGCAGATTTTGTGTGTAAGCTGGGGTATGATGGATATTATACTAACGTTATGAGACTGGCAAACGGTGGCGAATTTCACGAAGAACTCGTGTTATGCAATCCTTACGACAAGCTCAAAAAGCATAAAAACATCAAGAATAAACTGGATTATCAAGCAGAAGTGCCAAGTCAGGGAGCAAATCCGGCAAAAAAGGGCGCACGTACACAAACAGCCGCGAAAGTCGCGACCGAAAATAATTTCAAAGCGAGGATGGAAAGGGAAAGAAATGCTATAAGGGCTATGATGGAAAATGGTAATTTGCAAACACCCACCCCGACGCCTCCAATGAGCCCCAACTCGACGCCATCCAAACCGAGTCCCATGAGGAGATCGCCCCAAAAGTCTCTTTCTCCTTCTCCCTCCTCTCTGCCAAATCTGAATACGCAAAAAAAGCGTATCAATTTTAATTCAAATATCGAAGCTGGAACTCCTCGCTCAAAAATTCCTCGTACCCAAAGTGCAATTAATTTTACTAGAAAATTATTTGGTAATGTTTCCCCCTTACCACGGAGTGCGTCTGGATCAAATATTAAAGGCAAGAGACCGGCGTAATAATAGTTAAAAAAATAGATAGGTTAACAACATATGTCTGTTCTCGTTTCTATTTTTAATTTAGTGGAGCAAATGGATACATTCTCAAATCCCAGTCGGGTCTGGTGTCACATGATACATCAAGATCAGTAGGATACCAGGTCTTATTAGGATAAAAGTTACCCTGGTCTTTTCTAAGAAATGTGAATTCCATTGTAGCGGGCATAATGGCAATTTTGTTATTTTTTGTAGTGTACGCATTTATACTTGGATCACAGGAATTGCCGTGTACATGAATCATATTATGTGTCGACGAAATTTTGTCCAATATTTCGAAATTTTTCATTTTATTAAAATGAAATTCACATGCAATTTGTTCAAACTGTTCGAGGTCAAGGGTTTTTAACAAATCCCATTCTGATCCCTCTATATCCATTTTCAAAAACTTCCTGTCTCCCAAACTTTCAATATTTACAATATCACTCTGATCCTGTACCATTGTTTTATAAAATGTAGACTTTGGAATCTTGGTAGGGGGAGCATCGATGGAGTAGTCATACTCTTGTACTACACAATTACTTAGTTTCTGAAATTCTTGTTCAAATGAATTGTCATCGTTGATGCCAAGACCTACTATACCAGTATAACCTTGCACATCATTATCTGCAATAACATAACCGCCATCTCCATTATTTCCAACTCTAATCTTTTTGAATGAAGTCTCTTGGGGAATTAGGTAATGGTCAAACATTATAAATAAACTTAAAGTTTTATCTTTAATATTATATAAAACATATGTCTGTTCTTGGCATAGGAGTATGCAAGGACATCCCATTGCAAAGTGTTCGAATCCGCGGTTTAAACTATGCTTTGTTTAAAACGTCATCCGGGCGGCTTGCTATGGTCGATGCCGTTTGCCCTCACAGAGGTGCAAATTTATGCAACGGTCGCGTTTCTGGCGACGAAATTGCGTGTCCCTACCACGGTTGGAGGTTTGACGAGGGCGGTAATCTCACGAGCGTTCCTTCGTGTGATTTCATTCCACTCGGTTGTTCTCTCGACACGGTGGACGTAGTTGAGAACGGTGGTTTTGTGTGGACATCTTCGAGTTCGTCCGATCTTCCCACCCACCACTGCAAGGAATTATTTGACCCCAGGTGGGTTCAGATTTACGGTTCTTTGGATTTGGATGGAAACATATATGACTGGATATTGAATGCCACCGATGTGTCTCACATAAATTACGTTCACAATTTCGCCGATGAGACGAACGGTGAAATTCGTGACTTGCGCATATCTTCTGGCGACGATTACGTCGATTGTCACGCGCTCGTTAATCCTAAGGCTTCCTCCGTGGCGACTGAGCACATGCAGCCGGTTGGCGGTGCTCCCATTCACAGCAGGTTCATAGCTCCCGCAACGAGCGTGGTTCGCATAAAGTTGGCGGGCGAGTACGAGTTTGTGACTTTTAGTACTCTCTGCCCCATAGACGATTCTCACACGAAGATGTCGTGGTGTATGATGTATCCCTCTTCGCCGATCATGAACAACATCGTCGTGAAGTCTCGTTTCCGCAAGAGGATGGTGGAAACCATAAGACAGGATGAAGCAATCATAAGGGACACGAGTTCGGTTCCTTTGAATTTCAATGTTCCGTGTGACGTATTTCAGTTGAAGACACTGAGGCTTCTCGAAGGGTTGTGGTCATAGGCGTTAAAATAATTGATTACTACCAGTATGCTTAGAAGTGGTATAAAGCGAATTGTGAAGGAATTCCAGATATATCGCTGGTCACCCGATTCTCCTTCTCCACCTCGCATGCAGTCTTTTAAGGTGGACATTAATGACTGTGGTCCTATGATGCTCGACGTTCTCCTCAAGATAAAGGACGAGCAGGATTCGAGTCTGACTTTGAGACGTTCGTGTCGCGAGGGCATTTGTGGTTCTTGTGCGATGAACATAGACGGCACTAACACGCTGGCGTGTTTGAGCAAGGTTAAGCGCGATGCATCTCCTACGACCGTCACGCCTCTTCCTCACATGTATGTGGTTAAAGATCTCGTTGTGGACATGAGCAATTTTTACGCGCAGTACAAGTCTATAGAGCCTTGGTTGAAGGTGCGTGATAGAAACGCGCGCGAGGGAAAGGAGTTATTTCAGAGCGCGGATGATAGGGTAAAGCTCGATGGGTTATACGAGTGCATTTTGTGTGCTTGTTGTTCTACTTCTTGTCCTTCGTATTGGTGGAACAACGAGAAGTATTTGGGTCCTGCCGTTTTGTTGCAGGCTTATAGGTGGATATCAGATAGCCGCGACCAGTATACCCGCGAACGCCTCTTGGCGCTGGACGACAACATGAAGCTTTATCGCTGCCATACCATAATGAACTGCACGCGCACTTGTCCTAAGGGTCTTAATCCTGCGAGGGCTATTGCAAAGGTGAAAAAATTAGTTAAACACGAATAAATTATTTGTATATTATAAATGTTCGGAAACAATAGCAATAATTACAATGCTAGTGTTTGGAACGATTGGAACAAGGTTGCCCGGCGTCCGTTTGGGTGGTATAATAAAGATGGTAAATTGAAGGGTATGAACAGCGCAAACCTCAAAAATATTCTCACAAACCCCGTGACTCTCAATAAAATATTTTTATCAAATCTGGATAAAATGTACATAGATCAGAATTCTGGTACGAGGTATTTATATACAAAAGGTAACTTGGGTGCTATTTTTAGGAATTCGAATGGTAAAAACCCCATTACTAAGAACCCCATGTCTCCTCGCAGGCTGCCTCAGAATATAAAGAACGCCATCATTAGTTCCGTGATGGCTAATCGCGCTAAGAATTCCGCTGCTATTAGGAACAAGGAGTCCAGGATGAACGCCAAGAATCTCGCTGCGCGCGAAAATGCTGCGAGGAAGATTCAGAAGTTCGCTCGTTCAAAGGTGTTACCTAAGCCTTTTGAGAGATCACCCGGTTGGTTTCGCAAAGCTAAGTTCCGCGACGTTTCTAGTGGCATACCCGGTTACAACGCGCTTGGGTATGTGCGAAACAAAAGTTACATAAAAAAGGCTGGTGAGCTTATAAAGAAAAATCCTAAATTTAAGCACGGTGATGTGGTTTTCATCGGGAACTTCGCGAGAAGGCATCCAAGAACGGGGTATTATATGGTAGTTCCTTCTGAATCGGGAATAGAACCAATCGGGGGGGGATATCTTGGTTGTAAGGGAGGACGTTTACCAGAGGTGTATGAATGCGTCCAAGATTCGAATTTGGATATTTCTTCAAAATATGGACTCGAGTTGGATTACTCTGTATGTACTATTGACATCATAAATCACATGTGGGGTTTTTTTAGTTAGTTGTATATTCTATACGTTAACATAGTAGTTAATGCATACAATATGCCTCCCCACACTCCGTCTATCAAAACGCTCGTCCATGACCAGTTTTTGAATATTGCTTTGTTTGTGGCTTCGAATACCATGTATATTACGAATCCTAGGAGGAAGGCATCTACGACTGATCTCTTTTCTTTTATTATGAAGTAGTACAGTCCAAATGCGAGCACCGCATAACACAAGATTGCCGCATACATGTCCAATGCGATTGGCGATCCCTGTACGCGCGCGACTTGTTTGTTAAAGTAGGCACTGGTGCTTTTAAGGTATATGGAGTCTATTATTAAAAGCAGCACCGCGACGACAAGTAGTTGGTAGTTCATATAATAAGCAAATATTAACATATGTTATTGGAAGATATGATGACTAATAGAAAAGTTATGAGCGACAAGAAAAGAGTTGTGATCATCACTACGAGTCTTTGGTAGAACATTATGGTTTCCCTTGATGTAGAAGAAGTTGTAACTATGGGAGGTTGTGGTGGTATGAGTCGTTCCTCTTGTGTTTCCTGTGGTACTCGTATTTCCGTGAGTTCTTGGTCATCATTTCGACAAAAGGGACACTTGAATCCACATCTTTTAAAACAAGCTAAACGTAATTCTTGTTTACAACACCCCAGGTACACTTTGGTGACGGACGACGTCATTGGCTCAAAGCAGATGGGGCATTCATTTTCGTCCATCTTTATAGAACATAAAGTGGTATCCTTAATTATCATAGCTCACAAACTTCATTTTTAGGTAGTAGGGTAATTGTCATTTCACTGTCAGTAACAAATTTGCCTGATACATAATTTTTGGTAATAGTTTCATTTGGTCTTCTGTCAAACCATTTATTTACGGTACTTTCAACAATATTTGTAAATATTTTATTCATCCTGCCAGGATTTTTATGTCTACCTGGATTACACAACTTGCAAGATTCTCCCCACCACACGTGGCATTTTTCAATTTTAACTTCCTTTGATGACACATTAGTGAGTTTTCCGTCTATAAACTTCAATTCAGGTGGCAAAGGCTTACACCCGCCGTATTCTGTATTACACATATTTACATAACACCTTTGATGAGGGTCAAATTCGGGAAAGTAAAATGTTTTGCCGCATTTTAGACATGGGCTGCTACATCTATATCCTAATCCTTTTATTTTTAAATACTTACATTTTGATACTCGTTTAGTTTCTTGTTTACCGGGAGCAGGTTTGTGAAATTCGTGACTAAGATCTCCTTTCAACTCTACGGTTTTAATTTTATGATTAATTTCTATTGGATTTTCTATATATTCAGTATTAATAGAATACCATTTGCACGGTCTATCATTTGTAGTTTTGTTTGTGTGTGTTACTTCTATTATTAATTTAGGTTTGTCATTTTCACATATAGCTACATCTGCTCTATATCCTTTACCACTCTTTTCAATAACTACATCTTGGTTGTCAGTTTTAAATACAGCATCCTTTTTTCCATGTTTTGATACTATAATTATGGTATAGTTTTGATCTAACCATCTTTTTATTTGTTCTTTTCCAAATTTATGTTGGTCAGATTCACCGCTACATTTTGAAGTTGAACTTGGTAGGTGTGCGAAATGTTTCATTTTTTGTGTGCAATTCCTAAATATTACATCTTCTCCACATTCAGAACATATAAATTTTTTCTTGTGAAGAGGATTAACACTGCGTGGCGGAACGTATTCTCCAGTTTCTTTATCAAGTGCATATACACGTGGTTCTGTCATATCAACATACAAACGTGTAGAGGAACTTCTTTAATTATGCCGCCGGTGGAGTTTTTGATTTAACTGGAACATTGAAACTAATTTTCTTATTTCCGTTAAATTTATATGCGTTTGTAGTTGGTTCTGGCATCCCCCCCATCATCAATTCCATTACGGACATTTTATCAATGTTCTTTTTGTATTTGTTGAGGTCGTAGTATTTTAAAGTGATGGAACCTCTTGTTTTTTTGATCAAAAAGACGATTTGATTTTCTCTGGGCGAATCTGGCGTGAACACGACTGCGTTTTCTGCGTCGCTGAATTTTGAATATTTACCTTTTATTTTTCCAAGTTGTCCTTTTTTTGCAGAGTTATTGGAACTGTTTGCAGATATATGCAGTAGAGTTGCAATAACATCCGGGTAAGATGTCATTTATAATAATCTATAAAAATATTTATTACGCCATACCCTCGATCTCATCCTCCTGGACCTCCTCCTCGACCTCCACGTTCACCGCGGTGCGGCTCCTCGGTCCTGCTAGGCGTTTCTTAAAGGTAGAGTATGAACCGGGTATATCGGCACACCCTTCAGGAAAGTTAGAGTTAAAAACTTCATCCGCACACGCGGCACGTAATTCATCCCTTATTCCTTTATATGTCTTCGTGTTTGGCACGGCTTCTAACACACACATTTTGTGTGCATTACCCCTTTCTATTTCTTTTCCTTCCTTATCAACGTACATAATGCGATCTTTTTTGAACTTCATCTTATCAAAGGAGCAATCCACGTATGAGTTTGCTGCTTCGAATGTTTTGGGCATTTCGTATTTATGGAGTTGTTTGTCTTTTAAATACTTCTTAAATTGTTTGCTGCCTTTACCCATTGCATTTAGTATGATTTTGTTACCAAGTTCGAGAACACTGCGTTCCGCGCCCTTCGATTTACCTAATTTGAAACCTGACACTTCGGGGCACTCCTCCGGGGCTGGGCACTCCTCCGGGGCTGGGCACTCCTCCGGGGCTGGGCACTCCTCTTGCTCTGGGCACTCCTCTTGCTCTGGGCACTCCGGGCACACGTCCGGGGCTGGGCACTTCTTGTCGAATATCCCGTATCCAATGCCAATGCCTATACCTATTCCTATTAAGATCGCAACTACTGCAATTATTATTAACTTGGTGTCCATATCTTATAGTAGTAGTAAATAAATATTTTTACAGTTCGCATTCACCATCTAGTTTTGCAATTTTCGCGAGCACTTCGTTGCGCCTCCTGTCAAGATCCTCTGCCAGCTTAACGAGATAATCTCTGGTCATGACCTGATCATTTTCTGAATTGATTGAGTTTGCAATAATTGCTTCGTTGGCTAGCTTGTCCACGTGTATGTTGTGTTCGTTGATGTCGTGCGCTTTGACCCATTCAAATTCTATTTTGTCTGGCTCAAGTTCTAGAATCTTCTTCCACAGTCCGTCATTTTTTACGTCCGAACCCGAAGCCGTCTTCCATCCCTTTTTGACCCATCCTCTAATCCACTTGGTACAGCCTTTGAAACAGTAATCGCTATCGGTTATGATTTTGGTTACTCCTGGAACTTGCATCGCGTGGATTATAGCCGTCAGTTCCATTCTGTTGTTCGTGGTACGTTCTTCTCGCCCTGATTTTTCGAGTCCGGTTTCTGGGCAGTAGAGAGCCCATCCTCCCTTACCGGGGTTGCCGTGGCAGGAACCGTCCGTGTAAATGACAGTCATGGTGTGTGCGCTTGCCCTATAGTTACTCAATGACACAAGAGTTTAACACACAATCTTTGTAAATATAAAGACTTGGTAATATATTACTAATATAGTATGAACTTCATAGAGGTTTGTGCGGGGTGTGGTGGATTATCAACCGGTTTAAAAAATGCGGGGTTTACTCCACTCTTCATATCCGATATAGATAAGAACTGCGTAGAAACTCTTAAACTAAATCACGATAATGCCAATTACATACATTGCGAGGACATGAAGACAACCAGTTTGACTCAGTATGATGACGTTCATCTTTTGTGCGGTGGTGTTCCGTGTCAGTCATTTTCGCAGGCTGGGGAGAGGAAAGGACTCGACGATCCTCGTGGGCAGTTAATAATTGAATTTAATAGACTGATTAATGAATGTAACCCTCAAATGTTTTTGATAGAAAACGTGAAGGGATTGGTTCACCACAATGGCGGGGATACCATAAAGCAGGTGACAGAAATGTTATCTAACAACCATAAATATAAGGTGTGTTTCAAGGTTTTGAACGCATGGAATTATGACGTTCCTCAGAAACGAGAGAGGGTGTTTATAGTTGGTAAGCGCAACGACATTGAGGCAGATTATTCTTATCCAGAGCATGTAGAAACAAAACCAGTTTTGAAGGACGCGTTGCGCGATGTTCCGGATAGCCCTGGAGTTAAGTATAATAAGAAGAAATTCGATGTGATGAAACTCGTTCCACCGGGGGGGTGTTGGGTAAACTTACCCGAGGACGTGAAGGAGGAATACATGGGAGCGGCTCTACACTCGGGTGGCGGAAAGCGCGGGATGGCTCGAAGATTGTCTTTGGACGAACCTTGTCTTACATTGACTACTTCTCCTCACCAAAAGCAGACCGAGCGCTGCCACCCGTCTGAAACGAGACCATTTACGATCAGAGAATATGCCAGAATTCAAACATTCCCGGATAGTTTCAAATTTTATGGTGCAACAGGAAACCAGTACAAACAAATCGGAAACGCGGTTCCTGTAAATCTAGCTTATCACATTGGAAAGTCGATTTCTAAAACATTAAATTCCTAGCACATAGTAACAGCACATGCAGCATTTACCTTTGAGCAATGCACCGCGTTTGAGGCAGCAACTCAGAGTGGCAGAAATGTATACGAAAGGACTTCGACCCATAATTGTCAAAAGTAACTCAGGGCGATTAAACTCGTACGTGGAACTCCCCAACCGCTACAAATCCTCCTTCGAGGGCGCTTTAAAGATGAACGAAATCATAAAAGAAACGGATGTGATAATGACAGACGTATATGATGTCTCATCGGTGTATCCGGAATGTTGGATAGGCGTCGCTGGAATGACGAAGGGTACGGACATAATTATGGACATGCACGTCTTCGTCGAACCACAATTCTGTGTTTTAGAACAAAATGATTTTTACTTGTGATATTTTTCTATAAGTTTCACTATTTGACCGTGCGTAAGTCCCTTCTTTTGTTCGCGGGAAAGAATTATTTCGCCGCTGAGGAGTCTGTACTCCCCGGTAGAGCGGATGAGACCCCCAGAATGCATTGTAAGTTTTTGAAACGCATTCGTCAACGAACCCCTCCTCGCCCTCTTCTGTGGCACAGGCTTAGAACTCTCCTTCTTAACACCAAGGGGACTGGATGCGCTGCGTGGTTTAAATCCTTTCACTTGTTTAGGACTTGGTCTATCTGGATTGCACTTCTTCTCGGCTGCAGCGGCGTTTTTTATACGATTGCACGGTAAAAATGTTTCACCCCTTCTATATAATTTCTTAAATTCACCATATGCAATATTGTACGATTGTCTGCTGGCATTTAATTTATTAAGAATATCTTCACGTTCACGCATCAATTTGTTTACAACGTTGTAGGACTGTTGATTATTTGGATTCTCAAACATTACTTCTGTTGCATTTTCTATTTTATTCTCAAGTAATTTCGCAGACTTTTCTAAATTTTTTATTTGTTTTTCTAGCTGTAGTATTTCTCTGCTCTTTTTGCGCGGCGAAGGCTTAGGTTTCATTTAGTGTTTAAAATAATAAAATATTTTTAATGGAACTTTGAAATGAGCAAACTAATGACGAACTTGGTCTCTTCCTTGAACTCTATGTCCCGCGGGTATCCGTTGTACATGATGCACCCGATGAGATCCTTGATGGACGTGATGCTGTATGTCTCTTCGAGCTTGTACGCCATTGAGGGTCCGATTCCCAATACGTTCGTCACGTGCGAACTGGCATCCAACTGCATCTGCTCGGCGATGGCACGCTCCGGCTCTTCGTGAAGCCACGACATCGGGCGAGCGTAAGACATTTTGTCCCACCTTCCACCTTAAAACACAGGAGTTATTCACACATATTTTAATAAATTGTTATTGTAATAGAATTCATGGCAGGAAACGGAGAGAGGCAACCCCTTTTAAACCCTTATAACAGCAACAGTGGGAGCAATGGGAACATTTACACGTTAAATAAAAATAGAAAGAATGCCATGGCTGAAATCAATGAGTTTATTAAAAAATCCGGCGCCACCGGTGGTAAGGGCATTAAGGATTCAAAATTTAAGAAGATTTTTAGCAGGGCGGTTAATTATATAAATCGTGTGAATTCAAATACAACTGTGGCGGAAAAAAATAGTTTAGCGGATGAATACAAACGACAGTACGGAACCAAATCTGTCAGACCCATATTCTCCGAATTTTACGCGCTTGGTCTCACCCGCAACAACGTCAACCGAAATTCCGCAATCAATAAGTACGCGGCGCTCATTGGTATTAAGGCTCGTGGCGCCAAAGCCTTCAACGTTTCACAGAATGCGGTTGACAATTTCGTGAACAGCAGACTTAAAAAATAACTTAATTATACGAATATATGCGCGTCAGGTGGTTCGGGTATTGCGCGTGCTGCCGGAATCCCTTGGATGTTCATTTGTATCCTCAAAATTTTTACGAAGATCTTTTATATGATTCATATAATAATATCAGACCCAAAAATTTTGAAAATAACGTGAGTATGTACAAATTTTACGGTTTGAAGACGCGTAAAATTTGCTTGGCGTGTTATAAGACACAGAAATTGCTTAAGCCTTATAAAGTTCGGTGCGATTTTGAGATTGGTCGCCCCCTTCCTAAATATCCCGTGAGTGCAACGCAGGAGGATATTAAGGAGTGGTTTTTCAAAATAGAGGAATTTTCAAAGCGCGATGATGTAGACGATTACATTACGGAAAGTCTCACCCGCGTTTTTAATGAGTTTTTTTTGCAAAGTCCATGAAATCGATGTCATCGGAGCTAAATTTTATGTAGAGTATCACTCTGTCCTTGGAGCTCAAATTTACCGCAAAATGCTCTTTGCTATCGTCGAATTTTATGAGTTTTCCCGTTTCCTCTTTGTGGGCTTCGCCGTCCACAACGAGGTAAGATCCCTCTCGGGGGCATTCCAGTCCAAGGTGCCACACGTTGTCCCACCCCTCCGACCAGTCTTCGTCGGTGTGGGGCGGGAGGTGTTCGCCCGCCATGAGCACCGCGTATCCCACGAGAACGATTTTCCACCCAGTTTCTTCGACTATTCTTTGAAATATCTTAGTAGTTTTTAGATCGTCATTCTTGGCATTCCCCAACACGAGCGCGTGCAACAGCCACCCGGGCGAGTTGTTCCACCCTTTGACCCAGTGCGTCATGTATTCTTTGTTGGGCATCGAGTAATCGGTTCCGCCCCAATTGTGTTTGTCGTAGTAAAACAGATTGAGTCCATAACTGCGGAACTCGTTTCGAATCGTATCGAAGTTTTCCAGGATGTGCTTCTCTGGGTCAAACATACGTTCCTAACGTTAAGAAGTAAATAAAATTGTGTGTGATAGCGCGTTGTGTATTCTGCATGCCGATGGGCAAAAAAATGGATATCTCCACTGCCCGCGATAACCTTCGCAAGAACTATGCTGCCATTGAGGCGCAGCGAGCCGCTAAACGCGTGAAGGTCATAGATTACATAAAGCCCGTAGTTTGCTCGAAACAACGCGGTGCGGGTGGTGGCACCCGAACAAAACGACCTATGATCAGCGAGGGGTGCAGGTGCCAAGCCACTACGCTTGCGGGGAAGAAGTGTCCGTTTCGAGCGACGTGTGGCATGTATTGCAAAAAGCATCAGGTGTAGGCATGAGCGAAGCGGTGTGTTCGTGCGACCAGCTTCGGACGTTTCTGTTATAACAGTCCTCCATCGCGCTAATTAGTTCAGGTAGTTTGAAATGACCCCACTTCATATCCTTTGTAAACAGAAAGTCATTCATACCAACGTCCCCGAGTCTGCACTTTACCACGAATGGAGTTTTCACGTATTCTTTGAGTCCCCCGTAATCGGTGATGATGACGGGCTTGTTACGAAGCGCCGCTTCCACGGCTCCCATTCCAACTCCCTCTGAATGAGAACAATTGACATAGCAGTGGCAGGAAGCATGAATTTTTTCCATTGTATTCTCGTCCAATAATCCATTTATTACAACTATGCCAGGAAAATTTATGGATATTGATTTTTTGCACGTAGCCTTTAACACCAATCGTATTTTGTCAGTTCCGAGTTTTCTTTGCAAAACGCCAAACGAGTGAATGAGCGCATCTATGTTTTTGCGGGGATCAGATATGTTCCCTATGGTATAGAAGGTATAGGGCGAAACATCCGATCCGGGAATCGTGGGAATGCTCTCTGGCGCGGCGGCGAAGTGTCTCAAAACGGTGCATCTCATTTCGGGAAATTGGCGTTCCAAGATGTTCTTTGCGAATTCGGATGGCGTGAACATCGGTGCGAGGGGAATGAGCTTTGCGTAGTCCGGGTGAACGGTTTCCGTTTCGCACACCGTCATGTAAAACATCTTATTACAAAATTGAGAAACGCGTTTGGCATATTCTATGGTGTAATCGAGGGGAAGAATGAAACAAAAACAATTATCGTATTTTTTACCTTCTGGTATTTTATCTTCATAACACAGGTAGTCTCCGCCAACGAGATCACAGTATTTTTTATTTACGAATCCTATTCCCGAAAACGGCTGTGGTCCCAGGAAAAGCCACGACATACATAACAATTACCGTTGTTCCTTAAATAAAGAAAAGTTACTTATTATTTTTAATGATATCTATAGAGGATAGAATAAAATATTACATAGGCGAGACGCGCGAACCCTACACCGCCCCCGAATTTAAACAGTTTGGGTATGACGTTCCCATCGAGATTAACTTGCCCGCTTATAGGCACGAATACAAGGTCATTCACCCCAATACCGCTTACCCCATAGACGTGGTAAGATTGGGAAGACACTCTTCCCACCCGGTGTTGTGGTTTCAGTGTGGTGATTCACCCTACACGGGTGCGAACTGGCCCGTGATGGTGAAAACGAGAGACACCCACATGGGGACTTCTCGTGGCATCATAGCTAACCTCAATAGCTCCAGGCATTTAAGTGGAATGTTTGACTTCAAGGAAACTCCGTGGGGTGACAAGAAGGAAGACTTCATTTGGAGAGGCGCAGACACTGGCAAAAACGTTAGATTGGACTTCGTAAAGAAATTTTATGAAAACTACGATGTCGGGTTTAGCGATTACGTTCAGGACTCGAAAGATTTCCCGTGGCTTTATACAAAAGAGTTGTTGAAACCTAAGGTATCCCCCGAGTATCTCCTCACCTACAAGTATCTTCCCGTGGTAGATGGCAACGACAAGTCGTCTTCTCTTTCGTGGGTGATGGCTTCTAATTCTGTGCCCATAATGCCCAAGCCGCGTTACCACTCGTGGTTTTGCGAGCCGTGGTTGGAGGCGGGCGTCCATTACGTGGAGGTAAAACGAGACTTTTCGGACATGCTCGAAAAAATAGAGTGGTGTAAGTCTCACGATAAAGAGTGTGAGGAGATTTCCGAAAACGGAAAGAAATTTGCATTGCAATTTATGAACCCCATGCAGGAGGAATACATTGAAAGGCAAATAGTAAAGTATGTAAATCAAACTTCGGGATCTACGGGTGCGGGTGTGTGAACCAGTTGAAACACCTCGACTGCATTCCACTCGTCGTATCCCACTATTCCTACGTACATGTTGGGATTCACTTCCACACACTGGTCTATGTCATCAAAAATGGCGTTAGCTTGCTTTGCCACCGAGTTCCACCCTTCACAATCCGCGAAGCGCGAATAGTTCTCCTTCCACGGCTTGTATGCGCTCATCGTACCGTTTCCCCCCATGACGATGGAAGGTCTGAGGTTTTTGAACAGAATTTCATTTACCTTATAGCTTGCCTTCACCCGACTCTTGACGATGGGGCAGAATGGTCCGAGTGTAGTCATTTAATATATCATACACCCCAATCTTTATGCCACTGCGTCCACCTAAAGAATATAAAATAATAATTTTTAGAAAATGGAAGTGAAGCACGAAGTCGTGGACGGAATGGCGTACACGTGGGTAAATGGGGTGAAGGGAACTCTTCGTCAGATCGATTATGAGATATTAAAGAGCTTGGCTTTGGACATTCCCCGCGGTGGCATCTATGTGGAGACTGGTTCTTATATGGGCTGTAGTGCGGTTGCGGTGGGACTCCACGCCCGCGGTGGCGTTCGGGTGTATGCCCACGACATCTGGGTTCGGGATATGGAAGAGCTTGTTGCGGAGGGCGCCCCACCCCCTCGGGAGGAGGACTATTTCTATAAGTTTTACAAGGGTGTGAGGGACAACGGACTTACCGATACTATCATACCCATTCGTGGTGATTCCAAGTGGTCTTTGGGAATACATGAGGATGAGAGTGTTGATGTTGCTTTTGTTGACGGCGATCACTCATACGAGGGTGCTCTCGGTGACCTCCAAGTCCTGTGGTCAAAAATGAAGCCCGGTGCCCCCGTGGTCATTCACGATAGTAACATGGAACCTGTAATGAAGGCGGTAAAGGAGTTCGCACAAGGGAAAAAACTCGATGTCAGGGGTTTTCACGGAACTGATATGCTTATGATTACCAAGGAGGAGATGTAAATTTAGTTTTGGCAGTGGTAAGAAGATCCGGATAACTCGAAACATGTGTAACGTCGCAACCACTGAATTTTTTAAAATACCCGTCGAATGAACCCTTGAGTTCTTGACCTTTGACCGCATACACAATATTTGTACCTCCAAAGTAACTTGCTAGATAACTCGTTCCACCCTGGACAGATATGAATTTGTCACAGGCTGCATGAAGAGCTAATTGGAAATGATTAAAATTATTAAAATCTTCTTCAAACTTTTTGTACAAATCACAAATTTTTGTAAATCCAATGTCATTTTCGCCTTCTAAAGCATAAATGTCTGAATTGTCACCCACTATGACGTCGCTACCGGGACGACTGTATACTATTTCAAAATTTCCTGAAAACATTTCGAAAATTTTCTCAAGAGTAGGAACATCGATAAAATTGACCGGCGGACCAGACCACTCTTGATTATACTTGTTGTGGACAATAAGTAAAGGCTTGGTGAATCCAAAGTTAAAATCACCAAAGCGATCCTTGTAAAGCGGTGGAACCCATTGGTCATATTTCATATCTATCACGCCCACATTAGGGTTAGGAAAACTTGACAGGTCTGTGTTGCCACGTTTTTCATATACTTCGTGGTGAGAATCACTAAAATAATAAAGTTCGTTTGTGAGCTTGGCAGACCGAGTAACGGTCAACAAACCATTCTTGTGAAGGTAATACGCATAAGGAAGTACACATGCCAATTCGTATCCAAACTCTGCCCCGCGTGCATCAACTATAACCATAATTAATTCAATAAGAGTTTATTGTTTTAACTTATTAAAAAATATAAACAAAAAATACTTATGAAGATATTAATTTCTACTTTGGTAAGAAACAATGAAAAGTGGCTACCCACGTTCTATACGATGTGTCAGA